GCATCCTGTTGCATCTGGATTGTGGTCGCTCTTTCGTGTGCTATGTCTAGCATCACCAATCCACCCATCAGATTTACGCAAACGCTCTGGGAAGGAATCATCAATTTGCTCACGCAACTGAACTGCTGCTTTAGATAACCAAGGCTTCATTAGGACAAAAGAAGTTTGGCTTCATCCTCAGTAATGCCTAAACGCTCTAACAATGCAGACTTAGCCTCAGCCTTTGTTTGTTTAGCCATTTCTAAATCCAATTGCTCTTGTTCTCTTGCTTTAATTTCTACTATCTCCTCAGCAGTAGCAGATCGCTCAATTGTTTCTTTAGTTAAACCAAAGTATTCAGTAATTTTATATGTCATAACTACTCCTTTTTATATCCATAAACTGAAACTGTTCCGGTTGCAGTTTGTGTTGATAGGATTGTAAAACCAGTAAACTGAGTGGAATCTGTTTGTTGAGCATGAATAATTGCTAATTGTGTCGATGCTGTGTTGCTAGTAGCACCTGAACCTAAGCCTGTAATACCAGTTTGAGTTGCAACATTTGGATTAGTAATATCGTAAGTTCCAAATCCAGATTTGTAAGATGAATTACCTACCTGAAACAATGCAATTTCATCTGTTCCAAAAACATTTGTGTCAGAACCTGCGGCTCCGTTCTCACCATAAATTCTTATAGTTTGATAATTAGTACTTGTATCACTACCGCTTGCCCTTAATCTCATTGTCCAATTAGCATTAGAGCCAGTTGATGATGAACCACTTAATAAAATTCTATAGTTTGTATAAGTGCTACTAAATACATCATTAACATTTATTGTTGATGATGCGGTAAATGACACTTCATCAATTAAAGTTAAACCAGAGGCAGAAGATGGTAGAGCAGCCCATTTAAGCCCAGTCGCCTCTGCACTATCAGCAGTTAAGACAGTTCCATTTGCGCCGACTGCAAGTCTTGCTGGAGTATCGGCAGCAGTTGCTGAAATCAAATCTCCTTTAGCATCAACAATTGCATTTTGAATTGCATTGGCATCATCAGAAGTTGCCCATGTTGGCACACCGCCAGCAACTGTTAAAACTTGTCCGGTAGTTCCAATTCCAAGTCTTGTGTTGGTATTTGCTGTTGCTGAACGATATTCAATATCACCAAGTGTTGTAGATGGATTTAAGGCTTTTGTTGTTGTATCAACAGATGAACCGAGCGTGCGAATAGCAGCTGCGCCATCCTTAACCAAATCAGTATCGTTTGGCGTTGTCCATCCATAATTCGTAGTTGTTGCCATATTATGCTACTGCTCCAATCGCATTTTCCCATGTTAGTATAGCGGATAAAGTGTTCCATGCCTCTGAGGCTGATACCTGATCCCAAGCAAGTGCTACTTGAGAAAATTCAATCGGGCTCAAATTTATAGTTAAGAATAATTCGTTGAATCTAGTGCTCCAACGCCAGCCTTCAACATAACCCTCAAATTGTTGAGTTGGGGCTATCTGGACAGGCAAGTCTGTTATACGCATTGGCTGACCCACAAAGATTTGCAACAAAGCATCTCGGTCAGAATCATCAATGGCTGAGTTGGTTAATGGAAATGTAATGCTGTCAAATAAGGCTCTTGGATAAGATCTAAGCGCAATAAAGCGGTCAGCCACAGCTTGTGCATCAGTAGCATCATGCAAAACTGTATTCAGGGTTTCACCTCGATACCCAAAGGTTGCAATGCTGGTCAAATCAATTGCGGTTTTTTGTGATCCATAGTTGTTGCCGTAATTAAGGATAATCTCGTTTCGAACATCTGCACCTCTAGTCAAAACCTTTAACCCTGCACCAATGGCAGTATTGGCTGAAATCTCTGTGTATCCATTGTTGGCTAAATAATTCTGTCTGTGAGTTGTATCAGCATAGGAGATGCGACCCTCATTGTCCTCATACAAAACGCCAAGTGCGCTGTTAGCAATAAGGCTTGCAATGTTGTAAGTGGTGTCAGGATCAGCAGTTCGGTTTTCAAGTTCATAAACTCCGGGGCGATCAATTTCCCCAAGCCCTACATTTTCAGCATTTGCCCAAGTAGTTGTTGCATCATAGCCAGACCAAGTTTCAGCTGCTGGCACTTCATTCCAATTGTTCAAAAATAACTCTGAAAGCAATTCCCAGATTTGATCGCCGTCATCATCTTGAGCCAATGTCCCGTTGTAAATTACTTTTGGCAGTTTAGCCAATGAACCTAATGCCAAGACAGTATAAGTAAAAGTTTCGGCAATACTGCTTGCGGTTGCAACTTCGGTTATTATGTCTGTGATATTGCCACCAAACAAAGTCCTATAAGTGTTGGTGCTGTCTTTGACTTGTAGGCTTATTCCATCATTAACTTGCAAATTATAGTTTTCATTATTTAAGGCAATCAATTCAATTTGAATGTAAGATGGATTTGGCTGCGAGTAAATATCATCACGACCAGCCTGATGAGAGATGTTAGATATTGCAACATCTGTGTATTCAACCGCATTGATTGTCAGTTTCCAATCAGGAGTAAATACAGTCATTATCCGCCCTTGATGCCTGAGTTAAACAGCTGTGGAATTGATCTTGATGCGCTGTCATTTAATACCTTTGCAACCGCTCTTGCTGCACCTTCACTATCAATTGATGAAACATAAATGTTTGTAGTGTTTCCACCGGCTTGACCAAATGGAGTTCCTGTTGCGCTTTGTGGCACACCTCTGATTTGAGATGAAGGAGCTATGTTGGAAAGATAACCAATATCTGCACCAGGTTTGAGGATGTTTATAATTCTGATACTTTCATTGGCAAGGCTTATAATTAACCCAATTGCTTCTCTTAAAAATGTAATAAACCCTTGAATGATCCCAGCGACAGCAGAAATGCCTTTGCCTAAACTTTCAGCACTTCTTTGACTTTCCTGTAATCCAGCACTTAATCCTTGATCACCAGTTAATCCTGCAATGAAGCATTAAGAGTTGGGATACCTGTGGTGTTCAAGAAACCAATAAACTTTTCGACTTGTGGTAGTAAGGCAAATCCTAAACTTTCTTTTGCTTCATCAAATCCAACTTTTATTCTATCGATTTTGCCTTGAAATGTTTCAGCATTTTTTGAAGCCGCTCCACCATAAAGATCAGAAAGTTTTTGTTGGATCTGTGTAAAACTCATGGTCTTTAATTCAGCAGCTGATAAACCTATGCCTAATCTGCCCAATGCTGTTTCTTGACCATCATGCGCTCTCGCTAATGCTGTGGCAACTTGCTCTAAGTCTTTGCCTGAGCCTTTACTAATATCTAAAGCAAGGCTTAAAAGTTTTTGGGCTTTTTCTGTGTCTTTAGTTGATACCGCTAATCTTTGCAAGGCAGGTCTAAGTTCATCATCGGCAACACCTGTGGCAAGGGATGTTTTAAGGATCATGTCCTCAGTTGCCTTTATTTGATCCTCAGTTGCCCCTGTGGCAGTCTTTAATGCAGCAGCCAATCTAAGTTGTGCTTGCTCATCCTCTATTGCAGCCTTGACCCCATCAACGGCTAATTTAGTGCCATAGGCAATGGCAGCAGCAGCAGCGACCGCAAATGCAGCAGCAGCCTTTTTGCCAAACTCTCCAACCTTTTGACCAAAGCCTTGAATTTCATTATCTGCTTTTGCTAGACCTTTTTGAAGGTTATCAATATCTGCAACGATTGAAAGGGTTAAAGCTCTATTACTATTCGCCGCCACTTGACCACTCCTTTACAATGTCAGAAATAATGCCTTCAAATTCTTTTATAATTTCTGGTTGAGATGCTCTAATTGCTGGATATATAAACCAACCCCTTGAACCTGGCCCTTTAGGCATCGGCCCTGACCATCTTGGAAATTGCGGATAAGTGCTAGATCCAAACTCTGCACCTGCGCCAATACCTTTACGATTGCCTTTTGCATCGTTTCGATTGTTAAATTGAGTTGTTGCACCGCCTGAAAATCTTTGGGAAGCAAAACCAAATTTCAATTCACCTTGCAATGATGACTTTTTAATCTGTCCACCATCAGCAACTCTTTGGGCTACTTTACCCCTGCTGGCAGCAATTGCTCTAATTGCAGATAATTGTTTGCCAACTAATTCTTGAATTTTTCTTTTAGCTTCATCTTTAGCGGTATCATCCATTTTGCGAAAGACTCTAGATATTTGATTTAACTCTCGCTTAGAAAAGAAAATCGAAGGCTCGGTGCTAACTGCCATTTCTTTTCTCCAATATCTCGATCGCTGTTAAAATATCCTCTGCTTCAACCCATTCGCTCATTGGTATATGAGTGGCAATTGCCAACTCAACCAATAATCTATTTAGGCTTCCTGCTTGATGGCTTTTGGGTCTGCATC